ATCTTCAATGTAACAGATCCAACAGAAGACCCACTTTGGGTTCAAGTGTACCACAAAGTTGATGCATTGAGACCAATGCCATATTATGGAACACCAACACTCTAAAACTCTTTCAAATGAAAAAAATCTCAGAGAGAGTGAAACGAAGCCTGTCGTAGTGGAACGGCTAAAAAAAGACCTCCCCGCTCCGGAGGGAGATGTGCGCCCTCCGGCGCTCTCATCGGTCCGGGGTGTGGTCTTTTCCCTGCTAATAACAGCAGCATTAATAGTACTCGCCTTAGGCGAATCATGTATAACGATTTTAATAAACGATAATCAAAATGACAAAATACTTCCAAAACCCCAGAACAAAACACAACTGGGAACTATCAATAGACGACAAAGAAATAAATCTATCCCCCTCAAAAACTATCCAAGGGGAATCCTATACAATACAGGAACTACTAAAAAAACATGCATCCGGTAACATGCCTGACATAGAAAGAAACGGAGTCTATCAAGACGACGAAAACATTGATTCCATGGATATGGAAAAATATCAAAGGCTAGACCTAGCCGACAGACAAAGAATAGCTTCACAAAATGCTGAAAGCATAATACAAAAGGAACAGGCTATAAAAGCCAAGCATGCTAAAAAAGCTACAAGCGAAAACGAAGTGAAAGCAAAAGCTAAAGAGCAAGCGAAGCAAAAAGAGCCTGTGCCCTCTGGGACTGAGCCTGCGAAGGAACCAGAGGAAACCCAGAAGCTATGAAAAAAAACTGGCTTACCCCAGTACACAAACAAACCTCACCATCCCCCAAAGGTTGGGGGTGCAGGGGGTTTGAAACAAAAAAGCACATAAAAAACTAGATAATTATGTGCTAATAGTCTAATCTTGTAAAAGATTAAAAATAGCAAAAAACAAAAATTAACAAATTCAAATAAAAACTTAAAAAAAAATATCATGGCATTAGGATCACTAATAGGAGCAGTCGGAGGACTCACCCAAGGAATAATTCAAGGAAACCAGCAACGAGAAAATATAAAGCAAACTCACAAAAATCAAATGGAATTACAGGAGTATCAATACTCCAAAGACCTAGAAATGTGGAATAAAGCAAACCTTTACAATTCACCAGAGGAACAAATGCAAAGATTAAAGGAAGCAGGCATAAACCCACATATGGCCCACGGATCAGGAAGCGTTTCTAATACATCATCATCAACACTACCAAAATACCAAGCACCAAAACAGGACTTCTCCGGAAGAGACCCACTAATAAACCCACTCCAAATACTTGGAGCCTTCCAAGATTTCAAACTCAAAAACGCTCAAATAGATAATGTACAAGCAGATTCTGCGGTAAGGCATAAAGAAGCAATAATAAAAGGAAACGAATCAAGGTATTCACCTCAATATTATCAATATAGATCAAATGAAAAACGTCAAAAGGCACAAAGCGAAGCCTTTGACTTGGCATTAAGAACAAATTCTCCATGGACCAATTATGCAGGTCAAAAATTCAATCCTTTCGAATTATCAGGAGGAAAATTATATGCCTCACAACGCGACGCAGCCGCAAGGAAAGTATCAGAATTAGATGAAAGAATAGCCCTACTAAACAAAGAAAACGAATGGTTCACAACAAAGATGTGGACAGGAATGGCACTAAATGCCCTCGGAAAAATATCTGGACTAGTACGTCCGGGATTAAAAGGAATATCAGGTAAATTCAAATAATAAAATAATGGAAAAAAGAAAAAAAGCCACAACGGCACAAAAAATTCAAGACTTAGCAGAAATGATCATAGAAATAGGTCATAAGCAAACAATAATCAAAAATGTACTAATGGAAATCAATCCAACATTAGTCAAAAAAGAAACAGAAGACTATGCGGAAAAGCTCCGCAACATTTATAAACTAAAATCAGAAAAATGCGATTCAAAAAACGAAGATTCGGAAAAAAAAGACGACGTAAAGGAGGATTTAAAACACGTCCATCTAGGGGCAACTATCGAATGAGCAGAGGCGGAATAAGATTATAGAATGGACTGCATATCTCCCATAACATTAAAGACCTCAGGCAAAAACACCACTGTACCATGTGGTAAATGCAATTTCTGTCTAGAAAAGCGACGTAACGATTGGTCATTCAGACTAGAAGACGAGCTAAAAATGTCAGATACAGCGGTCTTTATTACCTTAACATATGCGGAAGAAAACATGCCATGGCACGAATTCGGAGTACCTACACTCAAAAAATCAGATATGAGAGAGTTCACAAAAAAACTCTTCTATCAACAATCAAAGGAGAATAAAGGAAAACCGAAAAACTGTCCAAAATTAAAATACTACCTATGTGGTGAATATGGCACCAAGAGTTGGCGACCACATTACCACATGATAGCATTCAATTTATTACCGGAAGTAATCAAAAAACTAGAAAAACTTTGGGACAAAGGATTTATAAAAATAGGCACCGTAACGCAAGCCTCAATTTCCTATGTATCAGGATATGTAATAAATCTAAATCAAAATTACCCGGAAGGAATGCTCAAACCGTTCTCGTCAATGTCAAAAGGCATTGGAGAGAATTACTTATACACGAATTATAAATATCACTTAGAAAACAAACAGGACTATGTCAGAAGAGGCGACATTATACAACGTTTGCCGAGGTATTACCGAGACAAAATATTCGGAGTCAAATCAAAAGAAGAAATGGCAAAAAAAGCCGTTCAACATAGCGACAAACAATATAAAAAACAAAAAATATACCGAGCGAAATCGAATCCAGATGCGGACAAAGCTATCTACGATTCGCGAATTAAAAGGTATAACGAGATAAAAATTAATAAATCAAAAAACGATAAAATCTAATGTTTCAAAACGTTCAAAAAAAACGAATAGGAAGAAATAAATTCGACCTTTCACACGAAGTAAAAATGACCGCCTCGATGGCTAAGCTATATCCATTTTATATACAGGAAACCGTCCCGGGCGACAAAATCCGCATAAATTCTGAGATATTCATCAGATTTGCACCAATGCTCGCACCGGTAATGCATAGAATAGACGTATATACACATTACTTCTTCGTTCCCAATAGATTAGTCTGGGACGAATGGGAGGACTTCATCACCGGAGGCAGACAAGGCGATTTAGAACCAGCATGGCCCTCAATATTAATAGAAGAAGCCACAAAAGGCTGGGCAAACAAAAAAAGCCTTGCCGATTATATGGGCATACCAATTGTGGAAGACGGTGTAACAGTATCTCAGGACATGAGATTCAGCGCACTACCTTTCAGGGCATATCAGCTCATTTATAACGAATATTATCAGGACCAAAACCTAATGGACGAAATTACCATAAGTAAAGCCTCCGGGTCAGTTGATCCCGAGGACTTACCTGATTTAATGGCATTAAGGACAAAATGCTGGGAGAAAGATTATTTTACCAGTGCCCTACCATGGGCACAAAGAGGCGACCCAGCCAATATGCCACTAGAGCCAATATATAGAGATGTTGCAACGGTAACAAACGGAGCAGGACAAGGACCTGCACCAAACCAAAACCTGTCAGTTGCTGATGGTGTCGGAAATTTATCCGGAGACACAACCGGCCCGGCAGGAATTCAGAATATCGAAGAAATGGGATTCGAGATAAACGACCTCAGAAAAGCAGTACGCCTTCAGGAATGGTTAGAGAACACCGCCAGAGCAGGATCACGCTACATAGAGCAAATACTATCTCACTTCGGTGTTCGTAGCTCTGACAGCCGCTTACAGCGTCCTGAGTACCTCTCAGGAGGCAAGACCCCGGTCAGTATATCAGAAGTACTTCAAAATTCAGCAACAATCGTAGACGGAGGCGAACCACATGCAAATATACCACCATCACCACAAGGTAATATGGCTGGGCACGGCATAGCAGTAGGAAAATCTCACGGCTGTAAACGATCATTTGAGGAACACGGTCTAATAATTGGCATAATGTCAATTTTACCGAGGACAGCATACCAGCAAGGATTACATAAACTGTGGTCAAGATCAACGAAATTCGATTACTACTGGCCAGAGTTCGCCAATTTAGGTGAGCAACAAATACATAATAAAGAAGTTTATTTTGATTTCGCAGGTGCAACGGCTCAAGCAGAACAAACCTTTGGATATACCTCAAGGTTCAGCGAATATAAATACGCAAATTCACGAGTATGTGGTGATTTCAGAGATAACCTTGCATACTGGCACCTAGGAAGAATATTCGAAGCTACACCAGCGTTAAACGCGGAATTCGTAGAAGCGGACCCATCGACAAGGATCTTCAATGTAACAGATCCAACAGAAGACCCACTTTGGGTTCAAGTGTACCACAAAGTTGATGCATTGAGACCAATGCCATATTATGGAACACCAACG